CATTACAACAACTTATGCAGGAGAGTTTGCAGGAAAATATGTTTCCGCAGCTTTATTAAGTGGAAACACTTTAGCAAACGGATTAATTGAAATCAAACCCAATGTAAAATTTAAAGAGGTTTTAAAAAGATTAGAAATTGACGGTATTACCGCTAACGCTTCTTGTGATTTCTCTGACACTTCTACAGTTACTTTGACTGAGAGAATTATCGAGCCAAAAGAATTACAAGTAAATTTAGAGCTTTGTAAGACTCCATTCCAATCTGATTGGGAAGCAATCTCAATGGGTTTTTCAGCGCACGACAATTTGCCTAAGACTTTTTCTGATTACTTTATCGCACAATTATCTGCAAAAGTAGCTGAGAAAACAGAGCAAGACATTTGGAGCGGAACTGCAGGTGCAGGTGCTTTTGATGGTTTTGTAACTTTATTAGCAGCAGATGCAGCTTTACCAGCAGCTCAGGAAATTGTAGCTGCAACTGTAACTGCAGACAACGTAATTGCTGAACTAGGAAAGGTTGTTGACCAAATACCTCAAGAAGTAGTTAATAAGGAAGATATGAATATTTACGTATCTAACAATATTTTCAGAGCGTACAAAAGAGCGTTAGCAAACACGGGCGGAAACGTACAAGGAAACAACCAAGACATTAACGTTGAGTTTTTCGATGGCATCAAAGTTGTTTTAGCTAACGGATTAACTTCAAACAAAATGGTAGCAGCACAAAAATCTAACTTATATTTTGGAACAGGACTAGTTTCTGACCATAACGAAGTAAAGGTTATTGATATGGCAGATATAGACGGTTCGCAAAATGTACGTTTCATAATGAGATATACGGCAGCGGTTCAATATTCAGTTGTTGAGGATATCGTTTTATACGCATAATTAAATAATTAATAATAATATAAGAGGGTAGGTGGTTTGTCTACTTACCCTTTTTTTAATACAAAAAATATATGGCTTGTTTATTAACATCGGGTAGAAAACTACCTTGTAAAAGTTCTGTAGGTGGTTTAAAAGCGGTTTATTTCGCTGACTATGGCTCACTCGGAGCGGTTACACTTGTAGCGGGAGAAATTACCGAAGTAGCTGGAACCCCTGACTTTTTCAAATTTGATATAAAAGGAAACTCATCTTTAGAAACTGCGGTTAACAGTTCGAGAGAAAATGGTAGTACTTTTTATACGTCAACTTTAAATTTAACATTAACAACATTAGATAAAGCAACACAAGAGGAGATTAAACTGTTAGCAACTTCAAGACCACACGTAGCGGTTGAAGACTATAATGGTAATTTCTTTATGGTTGGTTTAGAACACGGAGCGGAAGTAACTGGTGGAACGATTGTTTCAGGTGCTGCAATGGGTGACCTTTCAGGTTTTACCTTAACATTGGAAGCAATGGAAACCGCTCCATCTAATTTTACTGCATCAACTGTAGTAACTTCAAATGAGAGTGTAGACCAAATAGACCCAAACGCTTAGGACTATATTAAATGATTTAAAAAAGCCATTCTTAATTGAATGGCTTTTTTTTTATTTTAAAAGAGATGCTAATCCTCTGCCTAGTTTTACTGGTTTTTTTCTTACGGTAGTTTGTAAGTAGACACCCGTCAATGCGTTAGTTATTTTAGCTCCATACCCGTCAAAATGAGTTATCCCATCAGATTTATAAACCTTAAAAGTCTGTGACAAAATTAATACTTCTAACTTCATTTTTTCATATCTGCTCTTGTATTTTTCAACTTCAACTATCTTTTCAACTTCAATGTATTCTATTTTGTTTTTTTTAACGGTTATTGTTTCTGGTTCTATTTTTCCTTTTGTATAACCAAAACATCTATTTATGCATTTTTCATTTTGTATATGGTTAGAAATGTAAAGATGTTCTATTTTTCTTAAAATATTTTCATCTGTAAAACTAGAAGTAATTAAACAAAGTATTTCTTTTGAAAAATTTTGTTTACCATATTTTCTTATTTGAGCTTGAATTTCTACACCAGAACCTAGATATTTTGGATTAGATGTTGTATTTAAACCAATATAATAATTCCCATTAATGTTGTTAGTAGTTTTATATATCTCCATTTTTTTGTTTTCACAAATATACATAAAATATTTTTAACATTTCAACTACAAAAAACGTGCTTTATTGTATTATATAACTATGAAGCATTTGTTACCAATTACAACAACCCAAACCATACAGATTATACCTCGTGTATATTCTACAACCGTTACGTTAAAGCTTCGAGATGATAGCACAAACGAAACGGTTACAATATTACCAACGGCTATTAAATCTGGTAACTATATTGAATTATCAAATGTTTACGAACTAAAAGAGGGTCGTTTTTACGATTTAAAAATATTCAATGGTCAAGGCATCGTAACTGATTTAGATATCATTTATAGAGATAAAATATTTTGTACCGAGCAAACAATAAACCAAACCGCAAACGAACGCTACACAATCAACAAGGACGAATACAAAGAGCAAAGCGGTAATAATGATTTTATAATATTATGAGTAAATACATAAACAAACATCGTAAAACGTTTACACCTACACCAAACAAATCTAAAGTTAGTTTTGTAAATCTTAGCACCTATACAAGCCCTGAGATTATAGAGTCTAAGAACAAAGAATGGGTTGAGTTTGGGGCGAATAACGACTACTTCCAATTTCTTATAGACCGTTACAACGGTTCTGCGACAAACAATGCGGTAATCAATGGAATAAGTCAAATGATATACGGTCGTGGCTTAGATGCTACGGATTCGGCTCGTAAGTCTGATGCTTATGCTCGTATGATATCATTGTTTAAAAAAGAAGATAATAAACGATTTGCATCTGATTTAAAACTAGCTGGGCAATGTGCTATTCAAGTCATTTATTCAAAGGATAAAAAGAGTATTCAAAAGGTTGAGCATATACCTATTGAAACATTAAGAGCAGAGAAATGCAGCGAAGATGATAAAGAGATACAAGCGTATTACTACCATCCTGATTGGGCTAATATAAAGCCTAGCGAAGAACCTAAAAGAATACCATCATTTGGATTGACAGATGTACCCTCTCCTATTGAAATACTTTATGTTAAACCATACAGAGCGGGTATGTATTACTACAGCACACCTGATTATCAGGGAGGTTTACAATATGCTGAACTTGAAGAGGAAATAAGCAACTATCATTTAAACAATATTATGAATGGTTTAGCACCTAGTATGCTAATCAATTTTAATAATGGTGTGCCAGAAGAGGAAGCACAAAAACTAATAGAGAATAAGATACAACAAAAGTTTAGCGGGTCTAGTAATGCGGGTAAATTCATATTAGCTTTTAACGATTCTAAAGAATCACAAGCAGATATTACACCTGTTCAATTATCAGACGCTCACAACCAATATCAATTTCTTAGTGATGAATCACAAAAGAAGATAATGGTTGCTCATAGGGTTGTTAGTCCTATGTTATTAGGGATTAAAGATGGTAGTGGATTTGGTAACAATGCAGACGAATTAAAGAACGCTAGTATCTTGATGCATAACACGGTTATAGTGCCGTTACAGGAAATGTTAACGGATGCTTTCGATAAGATATTAGCCTTTAACGGTATTAGTTTAAACCTTTACTTTAAGACGTTGCAGCCATTGCAATTTATGGATTTGGACAACGTACAAGACGAAGAAACTAGAGAGGAAGAAACAGGTGTTAAAATGAGTGTTGCGTTGTCTAAGTTAGATGAATTAGGCGAAGATGAAAATCTTGAAGAATGGGAATTAATAGACGAAAGAAAGGTAGATTATGAAGACGAAGACGAGTTAGACGAACAGATAAAAGGATTAAATAAACCTAAGCAAAGTCTATTATCTAAAATTAAGAACTTCGCTACAACGGGAACGGCAAGACCCAACGCAAAAAGTTCACAAGATGGTGTAGAGCCTACTTTCGGATTACAATATAAAGTGCGTTACCAATATGCACCGTTAAAAGCATCCACAGATAGTAGAGATTTTTGTAAGAAAATGGTAGCATCTAAAAAGATATATCGTAAAGA